ATACATCCTAGAGCGTGGCGTCCTCATTATTACTACTATCCACAACCGCAACCACAACCTAGACCTCAACACCCCAGAGTATATAACTTTCCATCACATCCTAGACAACAACCACAACCCTTACCTCAACCACAACAACATCAACCAATTCAAGCGCCAATACGCAGATTTTCTCCAAAGCGCGATGGTTAAGTTCCATTTAACCCATTTTAAATCACTTTGCAATATTTCAAAGATCTCTTTTAAATAACTTTTTTATGTCGACAAAGTATATCCAGGATAGTCTCCTACTTACAAAAGAAGCCATCGCTAATCATATATTAAAACAACGTGTTGAACAAGCTAAGCGCTATAGTCTAACGTTGGAAGAGTTTATGCAAGCCGTTATTGAGGGGAAAACTGTTGTTCAATCTTCTCCGCCAACAGGCAGTTTGTAAAATCCCTACCTAAATCCTCAATTACTCGTTGCGCCGTCACCGAATCAATTCTAAACATTTCTCTATTATCCGCTACTCTATATTGACTCAGGTGTTCATGCACTCGTTGCTCAAGTATATATGAAGCATAACATTTTAGTGCCCAAACAGGCACCCACGGTGTTGGAATACCAGTTGCTCTATTAATATCACGCGCACGTTTTACTGGAGTATCAGTAGTCATTCCTATCTTTACCATACCAGGCATTGATTTATTTACTAACACATACACATACTCCGTTGCTCGCACACCACCACTAGCATCCATTACTGGTTCTTTTAAATATACTACATCTTCCCAACCTTCTTTAAACCCAATATCGGTAGTAGGAATAAGAGCAAAATGAGTAGCAAGACTATATTCACCAGGCTCTAATCGAATATAAAATTGCATATCCTCAATTGATACGCGTGTAAAATTTCTTTTCATACAATAAAATATAAGTTATTTATTTGGACAGTCAAAACGAATTAAATAGATTTAAATCATGAAAAAACATTTAGTTACATTATTAGGGCATATTGCGCTTGCTACACTCCATTATTATGTTATGTTAAATAAGGGTGTTGATGGATTGCAACTTTTTTCTTTTATATTTGCACATGCCATATGGCATGGTTTAATGAGGCGAGCATTTCGTATATACGGATTGAAGTAGTGGGTTAAGTAGTCATGATACTATATAGGGGATTATTTTCTGTACATATTTATTATAAACACAATGGCTACATTTAAAATAAAGCTTGAGGATAAAGCTGCTTTTTTGAATCGCATGGAAAAACAAGGCGAGACTATTAGTAGTGAGCAGATTAAAGATAATAAACTTGAAGATTATTTTGAAGTTGATATTATCAATCCTAAGCAATTAGAAGTAGCTAAAGTAATTTTAAAGAAATCCCCAAAAATAAACACAATAAAAGAAATGAAAAAGAAATTAACTAAGGATCAACTAAAAGAAATGATCCGTCAAGAATTATCAGGTGTAATAGCTGAAAAAAAGAAAATGAAGGATGTAGATAAAAAACAAAAATTAGATGAAATGAGTTTAGGTGGTATTGATTTAAATCAATTACTTAATATGACAGATCATGAATTAGGAGTTTTTATAGCTGGTGTATCTACAATTTTAGGTGTAGGTGGTCTTTTAGGTGGTGCTTTTATTAAAGATTTTAGAAATAAAATTAAAAGCGGTGAAATTAAATCTAAAGAAGATGTTATTGATGCTGTTGAAAACAAATAATATATTTAATTGCTTATAAAAGTAGGGCGTCTTGAAAAAGATGCCCTTCTTCTTTGGAAGTATAAAATTTCTTCCGTAACTTCGCCCTACGAGGGTTAGGGGAATGAGGGAATAAGAGAGCGCCGAGGGGTTGGGGAACGGGAAGTAGCATATATTTATATATAAACATATATTATGAAATACAAAAACAACGTTGCCGAAAAATTAACACAATTAGAAGCAACAGCAAACAGAATTCAATTTCAAGTAAATAGAAACGCTGATCAAGATTCAACTTTAGAATCTGTTAGTGATTTAAAAGAACAAATTGAAAAAATTCAAGAAATGATTTCTTTAGAACAAGACGATTTTGCTCAACAATTTAATGGGTAATTATGATGTGGATTTGGTTAGTAATAATTCATCTAATTGAGATTATAGGAATAGGAATATTTTTTCTTATTAGACGTAATAATGTACTAGAAAAAGCAGTTATTGATCAACAGCAATATATTGATGCCATTAGTATAATAATTGCTGATTCTGATATGCGTTTAAGAGAACTAGATACTATGGGTGCTTTTGAATCTGATGATGAAGTAGGTACCTTCTTTAAAAATCTAAGAGAAATACAAACTAGCATCAGTCAATTTAATAATAGAAAATAATTTGGTTATGTGATTTTTCTCCCGTATATTGGGATTAAAAATAGGAAATCACAATGTCATACTACGATACTTACGGCGCTGATATATTTGCAGATGAAAAAATATCCTTAACTAAACGAGGTCAACCGCGTAAACGCAAACCAAAAGAACCTCGTATCTATTTTACACAAGATACTGAGGATGCTATAGTAGAATATCTTATTACTACTGATATGCCTGAACGTAATCGCATCTATAACGAGCGTATTGAATATGGCTTTTATAAATTAGCTGAAAATATTATTCATACGTTTAAATTTTACTATACGGATACAGATACGATAGAAGAACTTAAACACGAGGTTATTACATTTCTTCTTGAAAAATTACACCTATATAAACCAGAAAAAGGTAAAGCATTCTCCTACTTTGGCACTATTGCTAAACGCTATTTAATCGTCTACAATGAAAATAACTACAAGAAACTTCAGGAAAAAGCTGATGTAGATGAGACTGATGATGATCAGATGCAATTGTATGAGAATGATAAAAATCTAGAAAATATATTTAATGAAAATACATTTATGGATCAGTATATTAAATATATTGACACTCATATATACAAATTATTTCCTAAAAAACAAGATGCTCAAACGGCAGACGCAATTGTTGAATTATTCCGTAAACGTGAAACATTAGAAATATTTAATAAAAAAGCACTATACATTTATATCCGTGAAATAACAGACGTATCTACCCCTCAGATTACTAAGATTATTAAAAAACTCAAAGTAATATACGTTCAATTATATAATGAATATTACCAACACGGCTATATAAAAATTTAATTATTTATATTTATTGATAAACGCAATTTATGTCTAATTTTGACGAAGTTACATTATTTGGTAATACATCTTTAGCTGATTTATTTAAACAAATACACCGAAATAATAAGGATATTGATAAACAAATTAATGAACTTATAGATAATATTAAGCCTTTAGCAACATCTAATGCAGGTTCCGCTGTAATGTTAATGCCTACTGTAAAAGATTTAATTGACGTTAATGTAAAAAATAATGATCAATTACTTAAAATGGCAGGTATAGCACAACGTGCTGCATCTATTAATGCAAGTGCAGGTAATGAATTGATTAATATGGATGAAATTAATGCTTTACTTGAAGATCAAAAAATAATAGAAGAACAAAGTCAAAAATTACTTCAACAAACTCCTGTAATACAAATAGAAGCTAAATGAGGATAAGAGCAAATTTAGGATCCGTTGTATCTTCAATAGGTAAAAATAACTTTCAACCTTCTGCTAAATCTCAAGTAGGTAAAGTATATGGGGTAGTTACTACTGAAAATTCTCCTACTAAAGCTATGTTTGAAAAGGTAGGGGGTTTTAGTGGTATAGGGACTATATTTTATCTTGATTATGATCAGGCAAAAAATACAGTAGGAAATATAAGTGATACTTTTTTAAATGGCTGTAAAGTTGCTAAACCTCTTTATTCTCAATACCAATATTTTCCTATATTAGGAGAATTAGTACTTTTAGAAGATCTACCTTCTCCAACTTCTCAGTTAACTACTGCTGCAAATCAAAATCAAAAATATTACGTAAGTATTATTAATTTATGGAATAATCCTCAACAAAATGCTCAACCAACAACAGATAATGCTAGTTTAGGAGTTACATTTACAGAAAATCCTAATATTAGATCTTTATTATCTTTTGAAGGTGATCATATATTACAAGGTAGACAAGGTAATGCTATACGATTTAGTACAACTACTAAACTCTACAATAAATTAAATGAATGGAGTGCTATAGGAAAAGATGATGATCCCATTACTATATTATCAAATGGATTTGCTTATGTCCCTAATGAAAAATTTCATGTTGAAAAAATAAATGCAGATAAATCATCTATTTATTTAACCTCAGCTCAAAAAATACCTTTACAAACAGGTAAAACAGGAAATATAAATAATTTAACTAATCCTTTAAATGTACCTGATTATTTTAACGCTCAAGTTATTATTAATAGTGATAGGTTAGTATTAAATTCTAAAAAGGATGAAGTAATGATATTTGCTCAAACTAATGTTGAGATTAATACTAAGAATATAATTAATTTAAATGCGGATACTAGAGTTCATTTAAACTCTCCTTCTATATTTTTAGGAACATACGATCCTAATAAATTACCCCAACCCGTATTATTAGGAAATGAAACAATAAATTTATTTCTTCATCTACAACAATCATTAGCTAATCTTGCTAGTATATTATCTAGTACTATAGGAGTTCAAGAAGGAACCCCCATGGTTAATCTAAACTCAGCCGGAAGAGAATTATCAGATGATATGAAAAGAGTAAGTGATTTATTAGAAAAAATAACCTCTAAAAACGTATTTACGACATAAAATGCCTACTAGAGAAGATACAAACCCTACACAACAAACTCCTACTAGTGGAGGAACAAATCAATATAACGTTTCTCCTGCAATATCTCCTGATATTTTGGGTACAATATCTACATCAACTGCTATTAAAACATTTGGAGCCCAAACAAAAGATCCAAATAAACAAAAAACCATAATAGGGGACCAATCAGCAACTTCTACTATACAAGTTAGAAAAGATGAATTAACTCAAAGGGAAAAACAAGCAGGTATAGATAAAGATAATACTATAGCAAAAGCTCAAAATGATTATAATTCAGGACAAATTACAGCAGAGCAACGTAGTGATATTGAAGCTAATGCTAATTTTACTTATGATACAGAAATAGCAGCTATTAAAGTAGAAAGAGAAAAACTTAAAAAAGATGAAGAGGCTATTAAAAACAATCCTAACGATAAAATAAAAGAACAACAAAAAGTAAAGGATGGAGAAATAAAAAAATCTAAAAACGATATAGCTAAAAAAGATAGTATCTCTAAAACAGATTTATCAAAACAAGTATTAACTAATGCTCAAAAAACATTAGTTCCTATTGTTACTCTTGGATTATCTAATTTATTTTTAACTTTACTTTCTGAAAGAAAAAAATTAGCAGAATTAGTAGATCAAGTAAATACCTATATTGATACACAAGTTAAAGATCAAGCAACTGTAGTAATAGCAACTAATTTAAGAAATAATGCAATAGCTTTAATTAATAATAATATTAAAAAATTAGATGCTATAGCTGCTATTATTAAAACAATAAATACAATTTTAAAAATATTTGCCTTAGCACTTAAAGTAATATCATTTTTTCCATTTCCCCTTCCTTATAAAGTTGTAAAACTATTATTAAGTGCAACTGCTATAATAATTGGATTAAGTGTAATATTAAGTGTAATTACAGTTTTATTAGCAAATGAAATAGCAAAGTTAATTGAATTAAGAGATAGATTAAAACTAGTTAGTTTAAAATTAGATGTAAAAGCTTTAGAAACTTTAACTAATGGTCAACAAACACTAGTTACAGGAACTGGAGGTGCTGCTGTAGGGGGTGCAAGTGGAAGTGCAGCAGGAACAGGAGCCGGAGGAGGTGCAGGAACAGGAGCCGGAGGAGGAAATCGCCCTAACTTATCAGGTGCTGGTTCAAACCTATCTAATAATACTCTTGATCAACAATTATCTAATTTATCTAATACTTTCCTTCCATTAGGAGGAGATTTTCCACCATATAAAGGATTTATATTTAAAATAAAAGAAGAAAATAATCCTAAATTTGTAGTAAGAGGTAATAAACGCCGTTATGCCGCTGCTATTGACAAATATGGAGTAGAAATACTCATAAGTGAATATTCATTTACATTAGACCCACAAGATTTAGTAGACCAATTAAAACTAGTTATAGACCAACGAAATTTAGAAGGATAAAATATTTATAATTATGAATACTAAAGCATTTAAAAGATTAATTAAAGAAGCAGTAATTGATGCTATTCATGAAGAATTACCATTCATTCTTGAAGAGCATATGGTTAAACAAGAAAAAAAAGCATTACGTGAAAGTAAAACAATGAATTTTACCAGTAATGATGTAATACCAGGTAATCCTGATGTTAGATCATCATTACGTGCTAAGATGGGTGAAGCATTTGGATTTAATCAACCACTACAATATCAACCAAGTATGCCTTTAGAGGTTATACGTGATCAAGTTGATGAATCAACAGGAGAACCTGTAAATCCATATTTAGCTTTTTTAGCAGACTCTGCTGCTAATATGACTCCTCAAGAAAGAGCAGGACTTAAAAATTTAGGATAAAATGCCAATACCCCAAAGAATACGAGTAAATCCGTTAGATTTACAAAAGAATATTGCTGTTGGGGTGTCGTTACCTTTTAATGGGCCTGGAGTATTTAATAGTACTTACTCTACTAAGGAACAAACTAAATCAAATTTAGTTAATTTATTATTAACTAGTGCAGGAGAAAGAATAATGAATCCTAATTTTGGAACAGAATTAAGAAATTTTTTATTTGAAGGAATTAATGAAGATAATATAGGACTTTTAAAAACAAGTTTATTAAATAGTATAACAATATATGTTCCTGGTATAACAGTAACAAGTATTGATGTAGCATCCAACCCAGACTATAATTTAATAAATCTAAGTGTCAATTATTTATTAGACATTTCTCAAACTCCTGACGAAGTAACAATACAACTTATATAATAATGGCCACTAACGAAGATAAAAATATATCCTATTTAAATAAAAGTTTTGGTGATTTTAAAACATCACTACAAAACTATGCTAAAACTTATTTCCCATCAACGTATAATGACTTTTCAGAAGCATCTCCTGGAAATTTATTTATTGAGATGGCTTCATATGTTGGTGATGTAACATCTTTTTACCTAGATACTCAAGTACAAGAAAATTTCTTATTATACGCTAAGGAAAAAGAAAATCTATACGCGATGTCATATGTGATGGGATATCGTCCCAAAGCATCGTATGCCTCAACTACTAATATTGATATATATCAATTAATTCCTGCTCGTAATCTAGGAGATGGTCAATTCATTGCAGACTCAGATCAATATGGTTTAGTAATCCCTGCTAATACTATTTTAACTTCAACAAGTACTGGTTTAAAATTTTTAACTACTGATTTAGTAGATTTTACTGATAGAAGTGATACTGAAATTTCTTTTGTAGATAATAATTTTTATCTATTTAAAAAATCAATTCCTATTATATCAGCAGAAATAAAAACAACTACTTTAACTTTTCAAGGAAATCAAAAATTTGCAACAGCTAACATTGCTGATACTAATATATTACAAATATTAAGTATTACAGGCAGTGATGCTAATAAATGGTATGAAGTTCCATACCTAGCTCAATCATCTATATTCTTAAAAACAGATAATCCTGATCATAATCAGGCTAATTCAAATCTCCCTCCATACCTTATTCAACTCCAAAATGTTCCTCGTCGATTTGTATCTAGAATACTTTCAGATAATACTTTACAATTAGAATTTGGAGCAGGATTATCATCAAATAAAACAGACTCTCAAATAATTCCTACCCCAGATAGTATTCAATTAGGTCGAGTACCCGGAATTTCCCTACTAACTAATAATTACAATAATGCTTCTGTAATGTTTACTCAAGAGTATGGGTTAGCTCCATCTGGAAATTATAATATAAAATATTTAGTAGGTGGAGGAGTAGAATCTAATGTACCTGCTAATGATATAACTACTATAACCACATCAGGAATCTATTTTAAAAATGGAAATCCAGGAGGTAGACTTTCAACTACTGTACTAGCTAGTATAGCATGTAATAATCCTAATCCATCAACTGGTGGAAGAAATGGTGATACTATAGATGAAATAAGACAAAATGCTTTAAACTCCTACTCAACACAATTAAGAGCAGTAACAAAAGAAGATTATGTTGTTAGGGCATTATCAATGCCCTCATATTATGGTAATATAGCTAAAGCCTATATATCACAAGACTTTACTAGAGAAGATCTTCAACAAACAACAGCCTATACTCAGCCAGGCAATCCTCTTACATTGGATTTATATATATTAGCTTATAATAATAATAAACAATTAACTATTGCTACAACTCAATTAAAACAAAATCTAGTAACCTATATTAATCAATATAGAATGGTTACTGATGCTATTAATATTAGAGATGCTTTTTATATTAATATAGGAATTAATTTTGATATAATAACATTAAGTGGTTATTCAAATCAAGATGTATTAACAAATTGTATATCTGCTTTAAAAGATCATTTTAATATAGACAAATGGCAAGTAAATCAACCAATTATACTATCAGATATTATTTCTAAATTATTACAAATAAAAGGAGTACAATCTGTAGTTAAAATAGATATTGTAAATAAACAAGATAATACAGGAAATACTTACTCACAATATGGATATGATATAGCAGGAGCTACTAAAAATGGAAATATATATCCTTCCCTAGATCCATCTATATTTGAAATTAGATACCCTGATACAGACATACAAGGCCGAGTTGTAGTAGGATAAAAATAAAAAATAAATATATGAACTTAGATAAATTAAAAAGACACATACCTGATGTTGTTATAGCACAACTACCAGATACAATTACTAAATTTGAATTAAATACTCCTTTACGACTAGCACATTTTTTGGCGCAAGCTGGCCATGAATCAGGCGGATTTAAAGCGTTAAACGAAAATTTAAATTACGGCGCGAAAGGATTAGTGACCACGTTTAAAAAATATTTTCCAACAGAAGATTTAGCTAAGCAATATGAAAGAAAGCCTGAAAAAATAGCTAATAGGGTGTATGGTGGTAGAATGGGTAATGGTGAAGAAATAACAGGTGAAGGATATAAATTTCGCGGACGTGGTTATATTCAATTAACTGGTAAAGACAATTATAAGGCGTTTGATGCCGTTGTTACTGAGTCTATTATTGATAATCCCGACTTAGTTGCTACAAAATACCCATTATTATCTGCAGCTTGGTTTTTTTATAAAAATGGTTTACATAAATTAGCTGATGGTGGTGCAACAGATGCTGTAGTAACATCTATTACTAAACGTGTTAATGGTGGTACAATAGGTTTACCTGATCGTATTAAACACTTTAAAGAATATTACACTGCATTGTCATAAAATAGATTTGTAGTTACCATATTTATATGTAGTAATTACTAATTATGGCCGTTTACAAAATATTTCCCGAAAAGAGTGCTACTCTCTATTCATACTATCCTGCTCTTAATACAGGGTTAGATGAAATTTTAGAACTTAGTACCTATTATTCTTATGATAGTACTAATGAAGTATCTCGCCCTGTTATTAAATTCCCATCAGATCAAATTTCTGATATTATTACTAATAAAATTAGTGGAAGTAATTTTGATGCTTATTTAAGATTATATCTAGCTAAGGCTTCCGAAATTCCATTAAATTATACATTATTTACCCATCCATTATCTAAAGATTGGAATATAGGTACAGGAAGATTTTCAAATTCACCTATTACTACAGATGGAGTAAGTTGGAAATATACAAATCAATCAGGAAGTATAAATTGGATTAGTGGAAGTTTTACTTCAGGTACAACAGGATCATATTATATAAGTGGATCTGTAGGTGGAGGTACATGGTATACAAGTTCAACTTATCAATCAACTCAATCATTTACTAATATATCTTCAAAAGATATTACAACTAAAGTAACTAACACTGTATTAGCTTGGAATAGTAGTTCAATAGCTAATTATGGGTTTATTTTAAAACATTCTTCATCTTTAGAATTTACAACAGCTTCTAAATTTGAACTAAAATATTTTTCAGGCACTACTCATACTATTTACCCCCCAGCTCTTGAATTTAGATGGGATGATTCATCATATACTACTGGTTCTTTAACAGTAGTAACTTCTAGTTTATTTTCTCTTACATTAGGAAATAATAAAGGTGAATTTCAACAAAATTCAATCCAACGTTTTAGAGTAAATGTTAGAGATCAATATCCATCAACAATATTTAGAACTACGTTAAGTTATGCTAATTCAAAAGCTTTACCTTCTTCTTCCTATTGGGCGATAAGAGATTTGGATACTGAAGAAATTGTCGTAGATTACGATACATCTTATACTAAAATAAGTTGTGATAGTAATGGTAATTATTTTGACATTTATATGGATGGTTTAGAACCTGAACGTTATTATAGATTACTTATTAAAACAATAATTAGTAATAAAGAAACAATAATATCTGATAAGGATTATATTTTTAAAGTTATAAGATAATGTCTAAAATACCAATACAAAAAACCGTATTTAGTAAAGATTCTTATAGCAGGCTAGTTAATACCCAATTTAGCCAGTTATTAAATCAAGGAGTTGTAGAAGAAACACCAACTTTTACAATTGATGATTTTTTTAGACTATATAATCAGTTATTTTATCAAATGCCTAGAGAAGGAGATACTAATTCCCATATGGCTCTTTTAAAAAGAGAAGCTGATTATTTAGGTATTAGTATATCTCAAGATGATATTCAAGCTTTGTTAGATGAAATTACATCATTACGTCAACAATTGCTTGATACACAAACAACAGTAAATGAATTGATTAAACAATAATGGCGGATAATATTAAAATAGTAGGTAATATTGTAGAGGTCCAACAGATATCTCGTTATTCTGAGGAAGATCTTAGGTTACTTGCTACTCAAGTTATAAAAGAAGATTTTGGAAAACAAAATGATTATATTGAATATTTTGTTTATGACGCTGGCAAAAATCTTTTAGATACAAATTATAGCTATAAAGATTTTAAATTACCTACTACTTCTTATATAGATCCTGTTAGTGGAACTTTACCTATTATAGAAATAGATCCTGTTATGGATCTACAAAATTTGGGCTACTCATCAGGAGAATTTATAGTTCAGTATAATTTTCTAAACAATAAAATTTCAAATTCAACTCAAACAGGATTATTTTTAAAAGAAATATCTCCTGATAGAACTGAAATAAGAATAGGATCTACTGTATTAACTAATGAGCAAATTGAAAGTGGATCTTTAGCTCTTATAAGTGAGGCTTCTAGTTCTTCATATTTTGTTGATTATCTTGTTGATTTTGGAAATAATATACAAGCGGTAACAGTAAATACTGCCTTAAATAAAGTTGAAACTGGATATGAAATTTTATTTAAGTTATACCAACCATTACCCCCCGAAATTCAGGAAAAATCTACATTGTGGGTTGTAAAAGAAAAGGTAACTCCTTATTCTTTTAATATTAATTTAGACAAACTTATTACACCCGCTCCAGGTCCTCAATTAAGAGGTCCTAATTTTGATATAGATGTACCTAATAGAAATAATGTAGGTACTTCTTACCAAACCTATGGTGGGTTATTAGATAATCTTAAAAATGTATCATCCTCATATCAACAACTTTTAAGTATTATTACTTCACAAAGTATTGATATTAATACAGATTATAGTGATTTTAATAACTTTGTATTTTTTAGCTCAGCTAAACAAAGAGTTGTTAATTTTTACAATAAAGTAAAAGAAATTGAAGATTTAAAAAATACGTTAATAACTTATACTCCATTAACATCTAGCTATCCCAACTTAATTACTGATTATAACTTAGTAACATCTAGTATTAATAATATTATAGCTAATTTTGATGGATTTGAATATTATCTGTACTTTGAAAGTGGATCTTTAACTTCTTCTTTAAATTATGGTATAACACCATATCCTAAAACTAATTCGTTAAAACCATTTCCTTTACAATCAACAGGTTCTGTTTCATCTTCTTTATGGTTTAATAAATCAACTTCTAGTGCTGCTGATTATGACAGTTATAATCAAAATAATTTAATTTATACTGTACCTACCTTTATTAAGGATGATGGTAATAATGATCAATATATTACTTTCCTTAATATGATTGGTCATTATTTTGACAATATTTGGATATTTTTAAGTGCGGTTACTGATATTAATCTAGCAAATAATAATTTAGAACAAGGTATATCTAAAGATTTAGTATACACTACATTACAGTCCTTAGGAACTAAACTATATAATCGATACGGAAATTCAAATAATACTTTATTTTTAGTAGGTAGTAATGGTAGTTCTAGTTTTGATAATAATTTTACTCCTACAGGTTCTTATTTAAATGCAATTCCACGTAAAGATTTACTTGCTGAAACTTATAAACGTATTTATCATAATTTACCTTTGTTATTAAAAACTAAAGGTACAACTTATGGATTACAAACATTAATTTCTACCTTTGGAATTACTGGTAGTATATTAAGTGTTAAAGAATATGGTGGTGATTTAAAAAGCCAAATGTTAGATGAATATAATAACGATAAGGTTAGAATAATATCTTCTAGCATAGTAACAGGTAGCGTCTTATCACCTTATATTAGCTTATTAGTACAGCCTACATCTTCAACTCAATTTAGAAGAGATGATTTACATTATTTAGATATTTCATTCTCTCCTGAAACTCAAATTGACACTTATGCTTCTGCTTCTATAGTTAAAGCTAATCCAACTTGGAGTCTAGATGATTATATAGGTGATCCTAGACAATTATATAGTGCTTCTTATAATGATTTAAATACTCAAAGAAATACCTATTATAATTTTACAGCATCAAATATGGACTATGCCGGATTTATTCGCTTAATCCAGTTTTTTGATAATTCATTATTTAAAATGATAAAAGATTTTGTTCCTGCAAGAACAAATCTTTCAACTGGTATTACAATTAGTTCTCCTGTATTAGAAAGAAATAAATGGGTATATGCTAACCCATCCACTACAGGTAAATTAGGAGTAATGGATGCTAATTTAAAAGGTCCATCAATTAGTACTCAATATACAAGCTTATATACTTATTTAACAGGAAGTAAAGTAGCATATTATACAGGACAATTTAGTGGAAGTATAATTAATTATGGTAATAGTTGGATAGAAAACAATTTTAATCCTTATTTGCACCCTTCTTCTAGCTTAACAGATAATGATATCAATGTATTTAATCATTCTGAATATAATGTATTATTAAATAATGTATCTGCAAGTAGATTATCTCTTCTTAGGCAAGATATAGAGTATGTATATGGCACTTCAAATAGCATATTAACTCCTGCTTATTTACAAGATTCAAATGAATCTCTTACTACATATCAAAGATCAAGATATGATGGGGCTAAAGTAGTTAGTTTACAATATAATACCTACACTAGCGGAGCTTATACAGGATCAGATGGAAATTTTATTCAAAGTAGTATTGATTACAATGGTGATTATTCATATGGTAAAACAGCAGCAATTGACAAATTAGTAAGACAATTAGGACTATTTACTTTAATAGAAACTTCTTCATATCTTCCTGGGCGCAATAGGGTAGCTTTAAAATATCTTGTAGATGAATTTGGAGGATTAACAGAATTAAATCAACGTAATAAACATTGGGAAGATATACAAAGAATATTTCTTGCTGGTGATTATTTAAATATTTCTCAATTTGATAATCAACAATCAAGTAATCAAAAAACAACAGATGGTAATAAATTAATTTTTAATAGTGGGTATAGTTATTCACCTATACTTTATTTTTCTAGTTGTAGTGTTGATCCTACTATTTATTTTGAAAATTTAGGAGCCATTAATTATTATATAGCAACTGCTAATAATTTTAGTTCATCTTATTATCTTAGTGGATCTTCTAATAATATTATTGGATTTCCTATAAGTGAAAGTTATGTTACTAATATATTTAACCATGCTATAATAGGTCCTTCATTCTTTTATACATCGTCTTTAACATCACCCCCAACATATTCGGCCCAACAAACAGAAAACTATCTTGTGAATGCTGGATTTGATATGAATGTTGTTATAGCTGATGGACAATACCTTACTGGGTCTTTGCAATTATTTAAAAATGGAGTTTTATATGCTACTGCAAGTCAAATATTTGGCCAACCAGTAACACCAACACCATCCATTACACCATCAATAACACCTACTAGAACCCCATCTGTAACACCATCATTATCAGTAGGAGCATCTTCACCAGTAACACCTACAACAACACCATCAACAACAAAAACTCAAACACCTACAGCAACACCTTCTAAAACAACAACAGCTACACCATCATTAACACCATCAATAACAGTTTCTACATCAGTTTCTGCAACACCTCCATCAACACCAGCAGTAACATCAACACCAAGTCCATCTGTGTCATCTGCAGCTGCGTCACCAACCCCATCACCTTCAACTGTACCAAGTACATTTACGGTTAACGTTTATGGAAAAAGAGCTGGTGTTATAACCTACTTATTTGGTAACCTTGGCTCATCTAGTATGACTTTAATAGGAACTTTAACCGCTGGAGGTACACTTAAAAAGACATGGACTGGAGTTACTTCTGGAGATATAGTATATCTTGTATGTACTGATGGTAGTGGAGATGCTGCGACAGGAGTATGTGAAACTGGAGCTCAGGAAGGATCTTATCCAACAGCAGGTACTTGCCAGGCATATTTATCTTTTGTTATAACAGCAAATACAAACATATATGTTTATGGAAATGCAGCTAACTTGTGTTAATAAATTAGAAGTAAAATAAATGGCAAACCAAACAAAAACAATTAATATAAGTGTAAGTGATGTAGCACTAGTGCCAGGTGATCAACTATCCTTTAAATTTCAAATATTAAATCCTACTACAAATAATTTTACTGCTTCTTTTATTCCTGTTGCGGCCGCACAAATGACTATTCAAACCCAAGCAGGAAATACAGGATATAACTCAACTAACTGTGCCTATTTTAACACAGGAGCAATGGCTTCCTCTACTAATACAATTACACTAAGTACAGGATTGAGTAATTATTATGGTAGTCAATATTTATTTACTCCAAATCCTATAGCAAATTTAAATAATAGTTTATATAATATATATGGTAATACAGATTATACTTTTAATCCTAAACCCAATGATATAGTATTTACATATCTATCAGATGGTACATATAAAGAAAATACCATAATACAAGTATCTACTTCTGGGAGTTCATTGGTGTTAAAATTAGATTCTGATATAACTAATCTATATAAAAGTGATTTAATAAATGGTACATATAAAAGATTTTTAATATTATCTAGAGTAGAAGATGAAACTAATGCTTATGTAACATTTAAAAAACGAGACGGATCAACATCATATGGCTTTATAATACCTTCAAACATTGCTCCTAGTGTTTTAGCTAATATAGATACAATTACTAAAGAAGTTAAATTAAAACTACTAGCAGATCAATCAGGAATAACAATAAATACTTTTTAAAAATTAACAATTTAATATATTTATAGTATATACAATAGAATAATATGGCAATTTTAAACCCTACAACAGTTACTGTAGACGCAATATTAACCACAAAGGGCCGTGAATTATTGGCTCGCAATGATGGTTCATTCAAAATTACACAATTTGCATTAGCTGATGATGAAATTGATTATACTTTATATAATCCAACTCATCCATCTGGATCTGCATTTTATGGTGAAGCAATTGAAAATACTCCTGTAATAGAAGCATTTCCTGAAGATTCACAAATAATGCGTTATAAATTAGTAACACTTCCTCGTGGTACTTCACGTTTACCTATTCTTAATATTGGATACAATAGTATTATACTTAAACAAGGTGCTTCATTAACAATTACTCCACAAACACTTAATTATTTAGGTGCTACAAGTACATTTGAGGCAAATGGATATGTAGGAACTATTGCTGATTCTCGTTTAGTGTCTTCCTTTACTGGAACTGGTATAACAACAACTACTCCAATCCAAGGATTAAATACAACAACAGGAACTGTATTATCTGTAACTCAAGTAGGTACTTCATTTACTCTAACGGGCACAACAATTAATACTTTATTTGGATCTACATTAACAACTTTAACTACTACTATTACCTTTATTGGTAGAGATAGTGGTGCAAGAGTTACTATACCTTTAAATATTCAAAAAGTACCAACAATATAATTTAACATATGTCATTTTCAAGATATAATACAGAAGATCAAGTAGTAAGCTCAGAAACAGTAGTACGTGGTTTATGGAGTGGAGATAGTAATCTATTAACCACTTATTTTACTCAAAGTGGATATACTGAATATTATTTAGATGTATTTAATCAACCTGTAAGCCAATCAGGATCTCTTCAATTTGATATTCAATTTGGTAATTTATACGGATCTGGATCTACTTTAATTAATGCAAGTGTTACTGGAAGTTCACCTTCTCGTATTGTATATGGTCAATATAGAAATTTAGTTTATGGAACAGAAAATACAAATTTTTCATTTAATTCTTCAGTAACAGCAAGTAGTATTTATGTAATTAATGTTGCTCGTTCTCGTTATAAAGAAGCTTTACTTCCTGGTTCTTTTGAATTAACTTTGGTTAGTGGATCTAACAGTATTACTTTAATTGATGATAGTACAACAACTAATTTATCTCGTTTCTTAGGGGAAAATAGATATTATAATGTTATTAGTGGAAGTATAACAGGAGGATCATTCAGCACAGCCACTAATTATGGATTTTTCCTCCCAGACCTAGGAGTTATAATTTTAGATTCAAGCAGTTTATCTCCATATATAGCACCAGTATCTTCATCTATGAATCATATAAATTTACTTAAAGCAATAGATGCTGGAGATAATTTTAAATTAAAATCCTCAGAAACAGTTTCATCAACTTATTTCTTTACAAGAGTAAAAAATAGTGAATTTAATTATACTACTAATCCATCTATTATAGATGATAATGGTAATTTATTGTATACTACTTTAATTAATAGTCCTCAAACATATCCAACAACTGTAGGATTATATAATGATAATAATGAATTATTAGCTGTAGCTAAAATGAGTAGACCTTTAACAAAAGATTTTACTAAAGAAGCATTAATAAGAGTTAAAATAGATTACTAATTTATGTATGGGATCATTCAAAAAGCTAAGCAAATCAGACGTTACCGTTGTACCCTATCATGCTAATAAGCAATGGGCTTTTACTAGCTCTTCATACTCTACATATTCTAACCTCTACCAGGGTACAAATATTAAAGATCTTTTTGTATCATCAAGTGATCCTATAACAAACGGACAATATGAAAGGTTAGTATATACTCAAATAAATCAATTATTTTATCAATCATATTCTGGTTCTTTAAATACATCTTCTTTAGCAAATTCAATTTATTATGAATCTGCTTCTCAATATCGTCCGACCTCTTCTTATTTTATATACAATGATAATGCTAGGTTAGTTAAAAACTTTCCTACAGAATTTGGAGCTACTATTCAAGTTTTAGCTATAAATCAAGATATATTTGGTAATAAAATACTTCCTTATACATTCAATATATCTTCTTCTAATTATTTTATTTTTGATGATGGATATGGAAATCTTATAGGAGCTAAAACATCAACTATAGGCCAATATATAAAAGATGGTTATTTTAATCCTTCTGATTATTTTCTTAGTTCATCTAATGAAAGTACTGCTTCTCAATATATAGGAAATATTTTTTACCCTCAAGGACTATGTATAATAACCAGTCAAACTGCTTCTTATCAACAAATATTTTCTTACGAAAATTATGCAGTGTCATTTAAAAATGAACATATTATATATGAACATGAAGTTCGTTGTGTAGTTAAAGAAAGTGATTTTAATTTATCCTATAACCCAACACTAGTAAATAATTATGCTAGTGGATCTGTAAAAGATTTTGCTACTGGTTCTAATTTTTATACCTACGCTACTGCATTAGGTTTATATAATGATAATAATGAATTATTAGCAGTTGCTAAATTTGGTAAACCAATGTTAATATCCCCAGATACAGATATGACGTTTGTAGTTAAATACGATACTTAAAATAAGTTTATGAATAATTGGTTATGGCATCTTGATGATGGAAGTCTAGAAATGTTTTCTGAAGAACATACTGCTGGATATTATGGTTTTATTTATATAATTACTAATTTAAAAACAAATAAGTTTTATATAGGTAAAAAAGCATTTATACATAATAAAAAGAAAAAACTTACTAAAAAAGAAATAGCTGAACATACAGGCGTTGGTCGTAAACCAACTACTCGAGTTGACAAAGTAGATAGTGGGTGGAAAAACTATTATGGGTCATCTAAAGAATTACTTGCAGATGTTAAATTATTAGGTGAGGATAATTTTGAACGTGTTATACTTAAATTTGCTAAAAATAAAAAACAACTTACATTTTTTGAATTAGAAGAACAAATAATACATAACGTATTATTTAACGATAATAGTTATAACGATAATATAGCAGGTAAATATTTCCGTAAAGACTTTGTCTAGCAAAAATTAATTTATATATTTAGTTTATGAATACTATTTTTATTTCTATAGCATCCTATAGAGATCCTGAATTATTATCTACACTACGTGATTGTATTAATAATGCTAGTTATCCTGAAAATCTAACATTTGGTATAGCTTGGCAACACAATATTGAAGATAAATGGGATACTCTAGATGACTTTAAAAATAACTCTAGATTTAAAATTATTGATATTGACTATAAAGATTCTAAAGGTACTTGTTGGGCTAGAAATAAAATTCAAGAACTATGGAATAATGAGACTTATTATTTACAATTAGATTCACATCATCGTTTTACCAAAGGTTGGGATACAACACTAATTGAACTACTAGAACAACTTAAAACTCAACACCCAAAACCTCTTTTAACAGCCTATTTACCAGGATTTTTTCCTAATAATGATCCTGCAGGCAGAGTTAATGAATGTTGGAATTTAGAATTTGATAGATATATGCCTGAAGGACCTATATTTATAAAACCTCATACTCTTGAAAATTGGGAAAAATATAATTCCCCTATCCCAACAAGATTTATCTCAGCTCATTTTATTTTTACTTTAGGTAAATGGGCTGAAGAGGTAAAATATGACCCTTATTTTTACTTTCATGGTGAAGAACCTTCATTAGCTGCTAGATCTTATACATATGGTTATGATTTATTTCAACCTCATAAACCCATTATATGGCATGAATATACTAGAAATGGTAAAATAAAACAATGGGATGATGATAAAGAATGGACAGAAAAAAATAAAATATCATATTCTAGATATAGAGCATTACATGGAATGGGTAATGTAATTGAAGGTACAACTACTGATTTGTTTAAAAAATATGGTTGGGGAAAAGAACGTACTTTAGAAGAATATGAAAAATACGCTGGGGTTAAATTTGTTACAAAACAAGTCCATCGACATACAGCAGAATATAAATTACTACCTGTACCTCAAGATGATTTTGAAAAAAATTTACTTAATAGAATTAAAGTTTGTATTGATGTTTGGAAAGGAGCTTTAACTGAAACTGATTATGATACTTTTGCTGTAGCAATTTTAGATAAAGAGGGGAATGATATTTTTAGACAAGATATGGATATGGATGAATTTAATAAATTATTAAATTTAGATCCACAAGATCAATTCATTCATATTTGGAGAGAATATGATGATGATAAACAACCTTCTTTTTGGAGAGTATGGCCACATAGTATTTCAAAAGGATGGGCTGACAGAATAGAAAACAATATACCTTATGAATAAAAAAGAAACTATATTAGTTCACCTACCAGCATATAGAGATCCTGAATTGATTCCTACAATAAAGGATGCATTACAACAGGCTAAATATCCTGAAAGAATACATTTTGGTATTTGTAGACAATATCATCCTGATGATAAATTTGATGATTTATCTGAATATAAAGAAGATAAACGTTTTAAGATATATGAATGTCTGTATGATGAAGCTAAAGGCTTACCTTGGGCTCGATCAATTATTAACGAGCAACTATTAACTGATGAAGACTATATTTGTCAATTAGATTCACATCATCGTTTTGCTCCTGAGTGGGATGAAATCCTAATTGAAATGCATAATAATTTAGAAAAAAAAGGATATAAACCCATTATAGCAGGATATTCTCCCCTATATGATCCTTTTAATGACCCAGCAGGGCGTTCAATGGAACCTTGGCAATCACAATTTGTATGTTTTTACCCTCATGGAACTATCTTTATTAGACCAGGTTTATTACATGGATATCAAGATATGACTGAACCACCAATGTCAAGATTTTTGTGTGGACATTTTGATTTTGCTAGATCAGAATGGGCAAAAGAAATTAAACATGATCCTGATATTTATTTTAGTGGAGAAGAAATAAATCTTACTGTTCGTTCTTATACTCATGGTTATGATATATTTCATCCTCATAAAATAGTTGTTTGGCATTCTACAATGCGTGAAGAAAGATCTGGTATGTTAAAATGGGACGATGATGCTAAATTAGGAGTTGATTGGTGGGGTAAACAAGAAAAAGCCCGGGCTAAGATTAGACAATTACTTCGTGTTGAAAATAATGGATTTGATTTAACAGGATATGATTTAGGAACAGTTAGAACAATAGAAGACTATGAAAAATATGCTGGTGTTAATTTTAAAACTAAATCAGTACAAAAATATACTATAAATAATGGGTATCCTGCTACACCTATAGATAGTCCTTGGCTTAAATCTTTTTATTATTTAGTTACTATATATAGACGTGAATTACCTGAAAATGATTATTCATCTATATTAGTAGCATTTGATGATGAAAATGGAATAGGTATTTATTCTAAAAATATAGAAGGACAAGAATTACAAAATTTTTTAAATAATGAAGGTCCAATTCATTATGAAGAAATGTTTCAATATATAGATAAAGAACCAACTAGAATGGTAGCATGGGCCTATAGTGAAGAAAGAGGATGGACTGAAAGAATAGAACATAAAATATGAAGACAAAATTAGTAACAAGTTATTATGCTTTTCATAGTGGTGAACCCTATTGGGGACAAAATGGAAGAGATAGATGGTACAAGTATTCTTTAGCTTGTCTTTGTGAAATGGGAATAGATATAGTTTGCTATACAGATATAGAAAATCTAGGTTATAATCAATTAATAGAATTAAAAGAAAAATTTAAACTAGATAATTTAACTATTAAAATCTATAATTTAGCTAATAATCCCTATCAAGAACGAGTTTATAAAATTAGAAAAGCCAGCGAAGAAAAATATAATAGCCCGGAATCATGGCATTACTATACAAGATCACCACAGATTTATTGGATGAAATACCATTTTTTAGAAATGGAATATGAACCTAATATTAATTTATATTGGATTGATGCAGGATTATCTCATACAGGATTATTTCCTTTATTTACTAGTAAATATTATGAAGTAGAAGGATATAAAAATTACTATCAAAACCATCCTGATGGATTTATGTTACACGAACATGAGTATTATTGGTTTGATAAGGCCTTTACACCATTAACTATAAAGAGAATTAATAATTTTGCAAACAAAAAAATTGTTAACTTATATAGACATGGAGTAACAGATAATAATTTTGGTGAGTTTAATGAGAATCTAAAAGAACAAGTAGATTATGAAAATATATTTGTAGTAGCAGGTTTTTTTGGAGGTGATTCTAACTTAATGATACATTATATACAAGATTCAAAATATATAATAGAAAAATGTTTATCAACAGAAAATTATATATGTACAGAACAAGAAATCATGACCTATTTAAACGCAAAAGATAGAAGTAAATTTACTAATTTTAGATTTGATACTTTTTACCATGAAGAATGTATCGATATATATAAACCAGATATGATATCATTTTCTCATTTTTTTACTAAAGATTTAAAATAATAAAACAATAATGGCAAATATAGCTTTTTATGGATCTCATAATGCATCATATGCAGTTGAAGAAAATGGGGAAATACTTTTAATATTAGAATTAGAAAGATTTCTTAATGAAAAAAATATTGGTTTAGCTCAATATAAATGCCCTAAAACAGAAGATATACTTTTCTTTGCTAAATATATTCCTAAATGGATAATGAATAAATTAAACATAACAGAATTTGAAAATTGCTATCATTTAAATTCTGATGTTATTATATATGAAAAACATTTTTTAGAACATGAAATCCCTGCTAAAAACTACATTCATAGCTTACATCATGAAGCCCATGCTGCTGGATGTTTCTATCAGTCTCCTCATCAAGAAATGTTAGTATTTTCTTTTGATGGAGGGGGTAATGATGGAAAATTTAATATTTACCATTGTATTAGAGGAGAATCACCTAAGTTATTAGAAGCAGTTCTTAATCCTATTAATCGAATTAATTTTGAATATTATGATTTAGGATTTCCTTATATGGTAATTGGTCATTATTTAGATGATATTAAATATCAAGACTTAGGAACAGGAAATCTAGTATACCCTGGTAAGTTAATGGGTTTATCTTCTTATGGTAAAGTTAAAAATGAATGGTTACCTGCTTTTTTAAACTTTTACAAAAGTGACCCCAATGGATTAAATTACCAGGAAAAAATAAATGTATTAGGCGAAGCAATTAATATTATTTTTGATCAAGAAAATAGAATAAAAGGAGAAACAGCTTGGGATATAGCTGCAACTTCACAAAGAGCATTTGAAGATAGTTTTTTAGAAATAGCTTTACCATATATGAATCAATTTCCAAATTTACCTATTGGTATAGCTGGAGGGTGTGGTTTAAATATTTTATTAAATACTCGTTTAGTTGAGGAATTTGATAAAGAAGTGTTTGTAGGTCCTGATCCGAATGATTGTGGTATAGCATTAGGATTATTATTAAATCATTTAAAACCTGAAAAACCATTTGATAGCACATATTTAGGTACTACTTTACTAGATTTAGATAATTTAACAAATTATATTCAAAATATTTTTCATAACGGTACTTCAAATTATTTAAATGAAGAAACATTAATAGATGATTTAGTAGATGGAAAAATAGTAGGAATAGCTAGAGGTAGAGCAGAACATGGTCCTAGAGCTTTAGGTAATCGAAGTATATTGTGCAACCCTTTTCTTACTGAAATGAAATCTATATTAAATGAAAAAGTAAAACATAGAGAGTGGTATAGACCCTTCGCACCAGTAGTTAGATTAGAAGATGTAAATAAATATTTTGAATGGAATAAAGAATCTAGATGGATGAGTTTTTGTCCTAAAGTAAAAGAAGAATGGAAAGATAGATTAAGTGCTATTACTCATATTGATGGAACTGCTAGAATTCAAACAGTAACTAAAGAACAAAATGAGTGGTTATATAACTTAATAACTAAATTTGAAGAAAAAACAGGGATTGGTGTATTATTAAATACATCTTTTAATGTTGATGGTAAACCTATATTATCAACTGCTAAAGATGCTCTTACTATACTAAGTACAACAGATATGGATTGTCTTGTTATTGAAAATTATTATTTTAAAAAAATACAAAATGGGTGATTTATTTACACTAGTAGAAAAATATGGTACTGATAAATCACTAAGTGGTTATACGTTTACTTATTCTGATCTATTTACTCCTATAAAAGATCAAATAACATCAGTTTTAGAAATAGGAATAGGTACTTTAAATCCTAAAATTCCAAGTTCTTTTTTTGGCAACACTCAACATTTTGATTATTATGAACCTGGTGGGTCTTTAAAAGTATGGAGAGATTTTTTTTCAAATGCTACTGTTTATGGTGTTGATATAGCTAAAGATTGTATGTTTGAAGAAGAAAGAATTAAAACTTTTTTATTTGATTCTTCTGAAAGTGAATATACTGATTATTATTTAAATGATTTAACATTTGATATTATTATTGATGATGGAAACCATGACCCAAAATACCAGGTTAAAACATTAAAAAATTTATTCCCAAAATTAAACAAAAATGGTTACTATATTATAGAAGATATTGGAGGTTACCCAGGTACCGAAGAATTATTAATAGAATATTTAGATGAATTTAATTTAGTAACTAAAGGATATCAAGTTACAAATAAAGGAAATCACATTGTTATACAAAAAACAAAGTTACAAGATACAATACCTACTAGTAATGAAAGTATTACATTAGTAACAGGATTATGGAATATAAATAGACCGGGAAGAGATTTTGATCATTATATTGAAAACTTTAAAAAATTCCTAGATATTCCCCTTAATATGTTTATTTACATACCAGCTAAATATGAATATTTAGTATGGGAAAAAAGGTCTAAAGAAAATACATTTGTTAAAGTATATGAATTAGATGATATAAAAACTTTATATAGTCCTTTTTGGGATAAAACTCAACAAATAAGAACTAATCCTGAATGGTATAATCAAACGGGAGAAAATGGATGGTTAGTAGGATCACCACAAGCACACTTAGAATGGTATAACCCAATAGTACAATCAAAAATGTTTATGCTAAATGATGCTACTATATGGAATCCCTTTAATAATGAATATTTTGTATGGTTAGATGCAGGTATTACAAATACAGTATATGAAAAATATTTTACTGATGATAAGGCTTTAGATAAAATAATACCTCATTTAGACACATTTTTATTTTTAAGTTATCCATATGAAGCTTCAAGTGAAATTCATGGATTTAATTTTAAAGCAATAAACCGCTTTGCAGGTAAAAAAGTAAAATATGTTTGTCGAGGTGGATTATTTGGAGGAAGAAAAGAAATAATTAATCAAGCTAATGGTTTGTATTATTCTTTACTTGAAAATACCTTAGGAGAAGGATATATGGGTACTGAAGAAAGTATTTTTACTATTATGTCTTATAACGAGCCTGAAAAATATAGACGTTATGCTTTAGATGGAAATGGACTAGTTGTTAAATTCATCCAAGCATTATTAGAAGATAAAGTTGAGCTAGAGCCTATACCTAAAAATAGAGTATTTTTAAAACCTAAAAATTTAAATACATCTAAATTAAAAACCTCCCTATACATGCTCACCTTCAACTTCCCAGAACAAGTTGAGCACACAATAAAAACATGGAATGACAGCTCTTCAGATTGGCTTTTAAAACCGCATAAAAAAATATTAATTGATAATTCTAATAAACCCGAAGCAATAGAAGGTAATAAATTAATTTGTGAAAAATATGGTTTTGAACATATAATAACAGGGGAAAATTTAGGTATTAATAGAGGTAGACAATATGCTGCTGAACATTTTGATAAATCAGATAGTGATTTTTATTTTTTCTTTGAGGATGATATGGGACTTTATTCATCTGTTGAAGATGGCGTTTGTAGGAATGGATTTAAAAAACATATGCCTAATCTATATGATACCGTTCACAAAATTATGCTAAAAGAAGATTTTGATTTTTTAAAACTATCTTTTACTGAGGTCTATATGGATAATAATATTCAAGTATCATGGTATAACGTGCCTCAAAATATTAGAACCGAAATGTGGCCTAAATACGATAAATTACCTATCCAGGGTATAGATCCTAACGCTCCTAGAACTAAATTTAAACATATTGACGTACTTAATGAGTTAAGTTATATATCCGGAGACATATATTATGCTAATTGGCCTATGATAGTTAGTAGAGAAGGTAATAGAAAAATGTTTTTAGATACAACATGGGCTTATCCTTATGAACAAACATGGATGTCACATATGTTTCAAGAAACAGTTCAAGAAAATATTAAACCAGCTGTTTTACTTGCTTCTCCAATTTGCCATAATAGAATATCTCATTATAAAGCAGAAGAAAGACGAGAAAACTAATACTTTGCTCAGGCAAAATTATTTCGTACATTGAAGTTATGGACAATACAGCTCTATTATTCCTAGCCGAATCAGTACTAGGTAAAGGACAATCTACAAGTAAAGGCAATTATGCTTTTAAATGTCCCTTCTGTACCCATCATAAAAATAAAATGGAAGTTAATTTGCGTACAACAGCTAAACGTGAAAATTTTTGGCATTGTTGGATATGTGGTGCAAAAGGTAAAACATTACTTTCATTATTTAAAAAAATAAAAGTACCTACTAATAAAATAGCAGAATTAAATATATTAGTTGTTCCTGAAAATGTTAAAAATATTGAGATAAGTACATTACATCTACCTAAAGAATTTATTTCATTAATTAATTCTATTGAAGATAGAGTAGCTCAAATTGAAGCAAAACACGCTTTAAAATTTTTAAAGCAAAGAGGATTAAAACAAGATGATATTTTAAAATATAATATTGGTTTTTGTAAAGATGGTAAATATGGAGGTCGTGTTATTATTCCTTCATATGATGAAGATAGAAAGTTAAATTATTTTATAGCTAGAGACTATAAAGGTGAAACACCTCAAAAATACAAAAATCCACCGGTAGCGGCTAAAGACGTTATTGGTTTTGAACTATATATAAATTGGGATGCACCAATTATACTTGTTGAGGGTATGTTTGATGCATTAACAATTAAACGTAATGTTATTCCTTTATTTGGAAAAGCAATACATAGTAGATTATTACAAAAATTAGTTAAGTCTTCTGTTGATAGAATTTATATTGCTTTAGATAATGATGCTAGGCGTGATGCTTTAAAACAAGC